TGCATCCGACATCGAGCGGATAAAGTCACCGTTGGTCATTTCTGCGGTTCCTCCATCAGCTCCATCAGCCGTTCTTTGGCGCGGGTCAGCACATCGATTTGCCGCCGGGCTTTCTTCTGTGCTGCCGGCATGGCCGCTTTCAGCGCCGGGGAGATTGCATTGAACACAGCCCCCGCATACCCCGGCATATTGGCGGTGCGCTCTGCATCGGAGATCAGCTCCTGCAAATCAGTGAGGAGCTGGACATCTTTTTGAAAATTTGACATCAGGCATCCCCCTTTATACATTCTGAAAGCGGTTGAAGCACTGGACGTTGTTGCAGAAGCGCTCTGTCCCAATAATTTTCAGCGGCTTGCCGCAGTATGCGCAAAAGGTCGGACTCAGCTTCACGCTTATCGACCGCGGCGTTTCGGGTTCACTTTTCGTCCCACCATGCTGCATCAGGTTGATGCCGCACATGATGGAGCCGGGTTCAACTGCTTCCCAGCAGTACGCCCTCGCCTTGCATATAGAACAATCTCTCATATTGCCATCACCCCACTTAAATCAGGAATGCAGGGATGAGAAGAAACCAGAGGTATCTTCCATCCCTTGTCACATAAACAGAAATGGAGATTGCAACGCACACAGCAATCCACTTTATGACATCGGTAATCTGAATCCACTTCATTCCGAATCCCTCCTTTCCTCCACATAGCACCAGCTCTGCGGCGCTTCATACAGGGTGCAGCCATTGACTGCACAGGTGGGCGGCTCCATATAGTTGCCAGACGGTTGATAGTTCTCGCAGTCTGCATTGCCGCAAACACCAGTCCCGTTCATGCCACAGAAACCGTGGCGGGAAAAGTCCTCCAGCTTGAGCGGCTCCTCGTAGAGCTTCAGCTGAGAGATCTTCCAGCCGTATACCGGCTCACCCTGCGCATACTTTACGATTTCATCAAGGGTCAGGCAGCTTTCATACAATGCAGGGAAGCGCTTGATGCTGATGCCCTTGCCGATCGGCCTGAACACATCAAATCCGATGCAGACGAACTCACCGAAAACAAGGCCGCTCCCACGACCGCCATCCATGGTCTCATAGATATAAACCTTGAACGGCACTTCCAGCTTCGGGCAGGTCTTGCGGACCTCAACCGTCTTGCGCCCCCGCCGGATCAGGTCACACCACTTGGGCTTGATGCTGATAAGGACTGCTTTCATGTGCTAACCTCTTCTTCCAAATATTTTTTATCGTAAAACATTCCGTCCTCGGAAATGTCAAACTCCTCATGCTCCCAGTATGCGCCGCAAAAACTGCCGCATGATGCTGTCATCGAATTTATGGGACCGGCATCGGTGACGATGTACCGTTTGGACAGTTTCCCGTTCATCAGAACTTTGTAATCTCGTGATGTCTGATAATACTCGGAAACTATAATTTCCCCGCCGCACAAAGGGCATCGAGCACGGATTGCTTCTTTCACTTCCTGTCCACCTCCGCGCACGCCTTGCGGCACATCTCGCACTTTTTGTACGGTTCTTCGAGCCAGCAGTTGAATAACAGGCACTTAGGTTTTCTGTATTCCGGCGGTGCCTTATTTCCGTGTGTCTGGGTACGAAGTGCGTGGTACTTGCACACTTCTTCTCCCCACCGAAACTGCATTTTCCATATTCCGGTGACACTTCATGCGAAACTGTGATGGTTTTTTCTTTCATTGCTTTTCTTCCTCCGGCGGCTCCAGCAGCGGAACCCACAAGTGTCATTGCTTCCGCCCTCACTCATGGTACATACGCTTGTTGCGGTCCCACTTCATCGTGACCGGGTTGCCGCACTTGCAGGGCACCGTGATTTCGGGGTCTTCCAGATTGGTGCGGCCGTGGGCTTCAAAGTCACAGCAGGGGCAGGTGAACTCATACCGTTTCAGGTTGTCCAGCTGAATTTCCCCGCCGCAGCGGCAGGTCACGCTGGCGCTGGTTTCCCGCAGGAAGCGGCCAAATACGTCGCCGCATTTCGGGCAACGCAGGCGCAGGACACCGTAGGCCGTGCCCTTGTGGATTTCTTTCCGCTGGACACGCTTAGGCTCTGCCCCCGCAGGGAGGCTTGCCTTTGCCTTTTCCGGGATGTCGCCGCTCAGCGCGCAGGCGGCAGCATTGGCGCTGACCTCCTGCAATGCCCGGCTCAGGTCAGACTTGATGCTGTGGATCTCCGCCGCATCAGGTGCGGCCTTGAGTTCCTCGTGACGCAGGCAAAAAGTAATCAGGCTCAGCTTCACAGCGCTCTGCTCCAGACGCTCCAGTGCAGAAACAGGGATAGCCCCCATAGTTTTCTCATTCATCGTTTTCAGTCCTTTCTTCATTTTTCTTGCAGTCCTGAACGGCATTGCAAGGTTCATCACAGGCTTTGCAGCACTTATCACAGTTCGGGTGTGCCGCCTTGCAGTAGTCACAATCCGACCACTTCTTTTCATCAGAGCCGTACTCCCGGAAAATCTTGTGGGTGCCGTCCCTCAGCGCCTGCTCATCGTCGCTGATCTCATACCCCAGCGCCATCAGCATTTCATAGGTGGCATCCAGTGTCGGATTTTCACGATAAGCGTACACATATTTCTGGCTCTCAACATTCCAGTTCTTATCCCAGTAGCCGCAATAGCTACTGTCCATCGTAGAATAGGCAATCGCCAGCAACACCTTTTCCGGCATCGTGCCATAGACCCCATCCTCATCCAGAATCTTGTACCAGTCTTTGCCGGAGCTATCCACAAACTTCGGCGACAGCTCCACACCGAGGATGCTTCCAATCAGGTTCAGGTCTAAATCAAAATTATCGTCTGCGGCACAGGCCATGTAGCGGGCAATAACCGGGAATCCCTTTTTGCAGTCGGCAGGAGCCAGTTCAACCACGAATTCACGGCGGAGGTTAAACATAAGCTCCGTGATGTTGTGGAAACTTTCCCCAATCATACGATCTTCCTCGCGGGCAGCGTCCCGCTTTGCCTTTTCGGCATCCTCTGCGGCCACATCACGGGTCTTGTACAAATCAATCTGCCCACTACTCACCTTGTAGAAATACTGGACACGATCTGCATCTTCAGGCGCAACAACATCTTTTGTGATGTTCCACTTGCTGTACCCTGTAACATGCTCGTGGGTCTGATAAGTAACACTCGGATCCTCGACCGCAAATTTCTTGAGTTCTGCAATCCATTCAGCCTTACGGTGTTCCCACTTCTGATCTTCCAGAATTTCCTGCATCACCCGGCGGAAGTTCTGAGTGCCAAGCGCTTCCAGCGCCTTATTTTTGTCCTCGACATTCTCAATCTTATCCAGCTCTGCATAGTCCGAAAGAGTGGCGCCGCGAAGTTCTGCCCGGCGGAACGCATCCCGGTCAAGAGAAAGGAGCTTCACCCGGCGGCGGATGGTTGACTGGGAAAAGCCGGACTTGGATGCCACCTGCTCCACCGTGTCGCCCAGATCCAGCATCAACTGGAAGCCCTGCGCCTGCTCATAGGTGGTCAGGTCGGTACGCTGCATATTCTCGATCATCATGGTTTGCAGCTGTTCCCTTTCGTCCATTTCCACGACCACACAGGGCACTTCAAACAATCCTGCCTGTTGTGCGGCCGCAGCCCGGCGATGCCCGATGATGATGGTGTAATCATCCGAAGACCACATGATTTTGGGATTCCAGACAGCCATCGCACTCTGCCGGGAGCCGCCATCAGCAGCAACACTGTCTGCGTACTCCTCTGCAGTCATGTAGTGGCCGGGGATAACGGTCAGGTTCTGGAAGATGCCGTTCTCTTTGATGCTGGCGGCAAGTTCCGTCAAATCCCCCAGTTCCTTGCGGGGGTTGTCAGGGTGCGGATGCAGTCTCCTGCACGCAATGTTCGTGATCTCTGCCATGATTTATTTTCCTCCATGGTTTCAGAAAAATGTGAGCTGCCCGGTCTTGGTCTCACACAACGGCGGTGCAACATCATCCTTTTTAGGTTCCGGCTCTGCCTGCTCGGTCTGGCGGCAGACAGGCTTCATCAGAAGCTCTATCTGCGCCCACTGGCGGCGCAGATACCAAATATCCGTAGAAAAGAACGGTGTGTACCAAATCCTGCTTTGCGGCCCTGCCGGGAGCAGCCCACGGCGATCATACGCGGTGCTTGGTTCTGTAATGGTGTTCCCGATGACTACATATCCAGCACAGCCTAAAAAACTGAGCTGGATGTAGCACATCAGTCCTGCAATCAGGTCAATATCCTGCGCCACAAAAAGCACCTTGTCGTGGTAGCAGATATTTTTTCTCCTGCACAGGTTGGCAAAAGCAATCAGCAGTGCGCCCGCACCGCAGGCCGGGTCCGAAACCGAAAAGAATCCGGCATTCTCTGCCGCCGGGTCGCTTCCCCCGGAGATTTCCACCATGCACCTACAAACGTCATACGGGGTGAAGAATTGCCCGGATGCATCGTTGCCCAGCTCACAGAGCATGTACAGTTCCCCTAAAAAATCTTGGTCGGGGTTCTGCTCCATTCCCATAATGACCTCGGCCAGCAATTCAGCAAATTTATTTTGCTCGGCATCGCTGTACTTGGAAATGATGGTCTGATAGGTTTTGGTTCGCTCTGGAGCATTTTTCTTGTCGGTGGCATTGGAAATCTCAATGGCGGTCACCATCACAAAATCCTGCCAGACCTGCCACCGATTGAAGCGGCCGCACAGGCTGTTGAAGATTTTCAGGAATGCTTTTTGGTGGTCGTCCCGGATGTTTCGCACTGCCGTTGCCTTTGCCATTGGTTATTCCTCCGTATCGTCCTCAGCGGAGTCCTCGGACGGTTCATCGTCGGGGTCGTCCTGCGGGGCATCCTGCTTGGTGTCCTGCTGAGCATCCCGCTGAGAATTGGAATCCGGCACATCAGGCACCGGCACGCCGAAGTTGCGGAGTTTGCCGCTCTCCATCAGGTCACGGAAGAAGTACTGCTGCCAAAAAGAGATCATCTTCAGCAGGATGTTCTCAATCTTGGTGCGGAGAACCTTGTCGATGCTGAACGTACCCTTGACCTTGGTCTTCAGCTCGCTGTTCTCAAAGTACCAGCACATAGAAGAATCCTGACTGCAATAGCCGGTTTCTTCCACATTGCCCAGCATATCCATCTGGGTGGCAACGTCATTGATGGGGGTGATCACCAGCGTGATGGGATAGCGGTCCTTGAAGAAGCGGAACGTGAAGTTGTGCTCATCGCACAGGCCCTGCAGCTTTTTCTTCTGGGCCTCGTAGTTGGAAATTTCGCTCATGGTATGTACTCCTTTCAGCAATCAGATGAAATTTTGTAATCGTTGTTGTGGTTTTCGATGGCGGTCAGGCCGACGGCGTATGCCGCCCAGATGTCCGCCTTGAAACCGTAAAAGAAATCCGGGTTCTTGCTGGTGCCTTTGCCATTTTTCAGATCGTGGGTTGCAAAACGGTCAATCAGCGCCCGCCGGATGGCCGGGTCATTTGCCCGGCTGTCATGGCAGATATGCCGCTTTTCTTCGATGCGGCAGAGAAGCCGCGGCTTCTGCGCCATCTGAATAGACAGCGCTTCATAGAAACGCCCAATCCAGAGGACGGTATCAAACACTTCCCTGCCCACGGCCATGCCGTAGGAAGCCACCATTTCGATGACTGCCCACTGCCAGCCCTGTTCATTGGCAAAGACCAGCTTGTTGCGCAGTTCTTCGTTATCGACCTTACCAAACTCCAACGGCTTCAAGGTGTTGCAGTCGATAACGCAGTAGGCACTCTGCCTGTTGCCCGGATCAATGGCAATAATCGGGCATTTTTCACTCATAAATACGACCTCCCAAATTCCTGAATAAACCGGGCTTCCGGCCAGCCGTAGTGTTCCATAGCTTTTTTCTGCGCCCAGCATTTCAGCTGGAGATTAGCATCACGGTTGTTGTGGATGGCAGTCGGGCCGTTCTGATGGCACCACGGGCAGAGCGTCACCCACAGGCCCAGACGCTTGCTCTTTGCCCGGTAGGCACTCCCGAAGTACACCTCATGCCGTGCTGTGCCATACCGCCCGCAGATCAGGCAGACCGGCTTATCATGCAGGATGCTGGGTGCATAGCCGTTGGAATCCAGCTTTTCGCCGTACTCATTCAGCTGCATCCGTCTCACCTCCCGTCACAATCCAGACCTTGTGAGAACCCCAGCCCGACCACGAAATCGCTTCCGCATGGGTGCCAACGGCCACATCTAAGGCATTTTCCTTGATGAGTGAGCCGGTATCCTGAACCACCCTCATCCCTACGCCCTCAATCAGAATGACCGTGCCATAGGGAAAGATGCTGGTGTCAGCGGCAACCGTCACGCCCGGCTGAACCTTGGCACCGCTGGATGTGATGCCCTGCCCCTCCCCGCAGATATGCGGGTATTCCTCGGAGCAGTAGGCTGTGCAGTGAAACTCCCCTGCGTATGTAAGGGCAATGCTCTGATCTGCGGCAAGCGTGTCCGTGAGCTGCTCAACCTCGGTCTGCATCTGCTCAATGGTTTCCTTGCGCTCCACGGCCTTGTTCATCCAGTTTTCTTTCTGGCTGGCGTAAATGTCCCGCTCCATGGTGAGTTCGTCTACCCGGCGGGTATAGACCGCGCTGGCAAGGGCGCTGCCGGTAAAAAGGCTGACTGCACAGGCCAGCGACACGATAGAACGAAGCTGCATTTCAACCTCCAATCTGAGCTTTTGCCCCGCTGGGCAGTGCCGGGGGCATCCGATCCGCATCCTTGGCAGCATCCACTGCCTTGACAAAACCGGGCTTGACGTACTGCAAGAGATCCGCATTGGAGCGGTCAAGGGCATCCACCAGCCCCGCCGGGGAGCCAGCCCATTCCCGCACAGCGGCAGGCAAGGCACCGAAGATGCTCCTGTTCTCTGCCCGGAAGTCCTCTGCGGTCAGCTTCCCGGTGGCCGTCACCAGTCCGCCGTGGGTGGCATAGTACTGGTTCCGCTCAATCTTCCGGGCGGCAACGATGGCCTGCGTCCACAGGTCGTTTGCTGTAGGCTGACCGGCGCTCTGCAACTTGCGGATTTCTGCGCACCAGTCAACCAACAGCTGGTTCTGATACCGGCACACCGTCAGCGCTTTTGTCAAAGCCGCCGCGGCCACATCATCCGGGATGTCTTTGAGCGCGGCGGCGTAAATCTGCGACCGCGCCGTGCGCTCATCGGTAGAAAGCGGCCGGCCGAAGTAGTTTTCAATCAGTGCCAGCGCATTCTTCAAACATTCAACTGTCATCCTAAACCTCCGAAAATTGCATCATAATCATCCTTGGCGGAGGGCTTTTGCTGTTGACCCGCCGGGGGATTGCGCCGCTCATCACGGGACTGCACATCGCCAATGGTTTTCACGCCCTCATTTTTCCATGCTTTCAGGATGCCATTGACGTAGTTCCACTTGCGAATCCCGGCCAGTGCAGCCTTTTTGATAGCCAGCAGGATGAGGTCATCCGTGAAGATTTCCCGCCAGCCCATCAGGGCATCACTCGCCGCCGGGGGGAAGCTGCCAATGTTGTCCTCGAAAGAGCGGATAATCTCAGACAGCCCAGCATCAACAGCCGTACTACCGTTATCTCTTACTCTTTCTCTGTTCTCTATCTCTTTATCTTTCTCTATCTCTTTCTCTGTAGGGACATTTTCCCCACCATCACTGGACACATTGTGTCCACTTGTGTGTCCAGTGTCGTGTCCCTCTTGTAGCTCCTTGTTCGCAGCATTACTACGAATTCTGCGATTTTTCGCCGCCCAGTCGGTTTCACTGCCAATCATGTTCTGATAATCAGAGATTGACAGTGTTCCGTCCGGGTTTTCAAAAATCAAGCCGATTTGTTTATAAACAGTCAGAGCCAAACGGACGGTTGACAGAGGGAACCATTTGCATTCCCTCTGAATCTTTTCGGCATCGTAGGGAATGAGCATTTCTCCGATTTTGGAAACCAAACAACCGTTTGTATTGATGGTCTTGAGACACAGCATTTGATAGAGAACAACATAGTTGGCACCGTCTGGCTGGCTCATAAGATAGTCAATTTCATCCGATGACATGAAACTATCTTTGAGCTTTATCCAGTAATACCGTTTACCAGTTGCCATCAATGAACCTCCTTAGAACGGCAGATCATCGGCATCGTCCAGAACCGAGAAATCATCGTCACTGCCCTGAGAAAAGCTCTGGCTGACCTGAACATTGCCGGGATGATCGGCCGCCCCCTGCCACTGCTGGCGCTGGCTCTGGGTGGCGAAGCCCATCTGCTGGGGCTGCGGCTGCTGGTTCCGATAGGTTGCCGGTGGCGGGTTCGTCCCGCCATCATCCACGGTCCCCTGCTGGTTGTCCTGCTTCGGCCCGGCAAAATAGATGTTGTCCACCACGAACTCAATCGCCGTGCGGTTGTTGCCGTTCTTATCCTCATACTGCCGCGTCTGGCAGCGGGAATGAACCACAGCGGCGCTCCCCTTGCGGAAGTACTTGCTGACGAACTCCGCCGTCTTGCCCCATGCGGTAAAGGTGAGCCAGTCCGTAGGGCGGTGGCCGTTGGCATCAACCATGTCCCGGTCAACCGCCATGCGGAAACTTGCCACCTGCTTTCCCGTCTGGGTGGTCCGCAGTTCAGGATCAGCGGCGAACCGCCCCTGAAAATCACAGCTGTTCAGCATCGGGCATCACCTCAGGTACTTTCATCGGCATCACCGGGCGCTGCGTAGGGGGTGCGGGAAAACGGTCAGGGTGCAGAATCCGCATCAGGTCTGCAACATAGGTGCCGGTATCATAGGCCACTTCCTCGCTGCACTTGGTGTAGATCAAGTGCAGTTCCAGCCGCATCTGAAGAAATTCCTGATACTGTTCCAGAGGGATAGAAACCATTTCCATTGTGATTGTCCTTTCCGGTCATTTCGACCATTCTTCTTTGTAACGAGCCAGCTGTTCCGGGGTATCCGTCTGGATGCCCAGTTCCTTGGCTTCTTCGATTGCGCCGTCCACAAGACGGGCAAATTCCTTTGAATCCATCTTGTGGCTTTCCTTGTAGACAAAATAGCAGGAGTAGTCTTTGCCGTTTTCCTGCCGGGTTTCATAGAGCCGGACATAGGGGTAAAAGTCGCTGGGATCTACGGTCGGCGGGAGTTTCAGGCCAACAGGCTTGCCGTCCTTATCGCGGGCCAGCGCTCCATACGAAACCACGAGCCGCCGCTTCACAGCATCCTCGCTCTCGCCGGTTTCTGCAGAAATCTTGTTGCACAGAACGTGGAAATACGCATTTGCCGACAGGCTGCGCTTT